TTTCATAATCATGGCATCATCAGTAGTTCCTGAATGCGGTTTGAATAAACATGGACACAAATTAGTTGTTCTCATGCAATCTTCGCACCATCCTGCAGGCAAATCATCGGATAAGCTATCGATAAAATCGGGTAGCGAACGAGCAACAGGCAGGGCACTCACACCAGGATGTGAAATGTCTTCTTCGCCGAAGCCTCTAGGGCTCGGGACTCGAGGGATTATAGTGTCTCTCTTCACTCTTTTTAAAATACAGTTACCAATCTATATATGTACAACTGCAGGACCGATTAATCCTACAGAGGCGCTTATTTTGGTAAGGATACAATCCTCCTCTCGTAAATACGAGTATCTCTTCTGTGAGATAAATTGATGCGCAAAGCGTTCCATTGTTCTACAAAGTAGGCAAAACAAAAACTCTGGCCGTAATCAAATACGCATCAGCCTGTTCAACTTTTTCCTTGAACCCCATCGGCTAAACGGGGTGTGCTTTTATAATAGGCATACACGACGCCGTACGATTATTAGCAATATCTAGCTTTCCAGATATCTGCTCTATGTTCGTAAGTTTTATCTAAGGTTGTGCAAAGGTGCGATATACCAGCACGCGATGCAACCTCTCGTAGTTCTTCTCTACGATCTTCATACACTTTTTCCCCATGGTTAAACCATTCACTACAGGCTGTGTCAATATTCATAGCACAGGCCATTTCTTCAGTGTGTTCAGGACTTTTATCTCTGATGTAAAAGTGCAACATCTTGTAACATGATTTGTCAACAAGTGCTCCAATGTGACAATCCAATTCAGGATGATACACGCTGGAACGCTTAAGAAATTCAAATTGATCAAATGGTAGAAAATCTAATAATTCACTTTCTTTGTCAGGCATAGTGTAAACCTGTCCAAATTCAGCCAAATAATCAGCTGCTCCTTTAATAGTAAAATTTTCTATATCCTTGCGAACAGATCCAATATTGTCGTCACCATAAGTCATCAATTTGACAGCATCTCTAAAAGGTAATCCGTTTCTGTTTTGAGCACTAAGATAATAACATCTCATGTTTAAACTTCCACAAATACCATTCAAAATAACAGTTAATGAATTTCCTGAAATATGTGTACCTTCTGTTAATCCGATAAGATCACCATTGAATGCTATTACAGCATAAACTAGATCACCAGACATGGCAGACATAATACTAATATCCTCCTCAGAATAATCACAGCACTTAGCGAAATCAATTAAGACACGCAAAGATGCTAATAATAACTGAGCAGTCAATTTCTGATCATATTTACCATAGTCTCCACCAAACAAACGATCTTCTCCATAAGTCATTACATGTTTATATAACTCATTCCACTCAGGACCATGACTATTCACTCCTACAGCGCATTCAGACAATTTAGGATTAAATTGTAAAACACGAAGTAAGGGCAAAAAGTACTTCCTAATTAGAAAAGTTAATGCAACAGGATTACTATAAAAGATCCGGCATTTTTCCTTGGTGAGTATTTCATCCTTCTTGCATGCTTTTGCAATAGGATAACCTCGTTCACCATTCCTGTAACAATTCTCTAGTCGGTCAATTTCTTCTTGGATAAGAGGAATTGGTTCTACAACTTTCGAATAATTACCGAAGGGCTCAATTTCTATTAAAAATTTTTCCTTCTTTCCACTAAGAGGAAAGCCTATTGAAGTATTAGGCTTAATCCTGTCAAGGAATTTTCTCCCTGGAACACCATTCCAATTCTCTACATCGAGTAAAGGTTTCATGTTCTTCCATAGATCGCTCTCAAAAATGGGTATCAAAGCAGATTTGTAATCTAATACTGCTTGAGCCAAAAGTGTTGGATCAAATGGTATGGCTGGGTTAGCCATAT